CGGTGCGGTTATTGCCGTCTAAGGCTTATTTGATTTTTTACTTGGTTCGTGGTGAGCGGGTAGATGTGCTGAGGGTGGTACACTCTCGGACGGACTACCTCAATCATCTGGATACTTTGTTCAAAGGAAGGTTGAAATAGTAAAAGCGCCATTGTGGTGCTTTTTTTGTTAGTCTTTTCTACTTTCTGTTATTTTTTTAAAAAAAAGCTGTACAAAACTATTGACAAATGTACAGCGTTATTGTATAATGACTATGTAAGGTTGAGAAAGGACAACCTTAGACAAGGAAACTAACAGAAAGGAAAGGGAGCTGTGAAACCTAGAAGAACAAGAAAAAAAGAAAAGCTCTCTACGATCGATAAAATCAACATCGCAATAGCGGTTGTTAATCTTATCAAAATCGTAAGAGAACTCTTCTAAAAACTCTTATACGGAACACGGGGGCAAGCGCCCCTGGTGGTTTCGTACACTCTAAGTATATCATAGCTCCTAGCGTTTGACAATGGATAAGGAAAAACGTTCGCTCATCATCGCAAGCGTTGCGCTAGCATTGAGCCTGTTCAATCTTGTCATCAGCTTTTTGAAGTGAGATGGGCAAGAAGATGGGAAGGCCTTTGAAAGGTGATGCTAAACGTGATAAGCGTATCACAATACGACTGACTGAAGATGAGTTTGCTTTTGTTGATGAGGTTACTGCCAAGGTGGGACTTTCAAAGACAGAGACAATTCTCAAAGGTGTTGAGTTATTAGACGAAACACTAGATAAAACAAAATAGGATAAAGCTCCACTCACCAAAGTTCAGCTTTATCCTATCGCACAACACAAATAGTGTCTGGAACTATTATAGCATACAGGCTTCTATTTGTGTACTTAAAAACGAATAGGAGTTTTTATTATGGCAACAATTACAGATTATACTAACAAGAAGACTGCAATGGCAAGTGTTTTTAGTGACATTGCTCAATTCCAAGATCGCTTTCATCTACTAGCGTCCTATGTGCCGCCTTGTATCTTTAAGGAGATGGAGCAGGAGCTTCACCTTATTCGCTGTTCGGCTGCAGGGTCTATCCTCAAGCATACAGAAGAAGCGGAGCGGCATGTGGACTTTCTCGCTCAGAATGCGGAGGTCTTGCTGGGCAGTCTGGAGTATTACAATCGGATGGATCTCATCCTGGGTGGTCCGTCTCTGGAGGAATATGAAACTCCCTACACCTTTACCAGTCAAATCATCCGCCAAGCGATGAAGCAAATCAATCGACGGGCGACCAAGCGGACGGTGGCGGACTATGTGCATGAGCTGATCAGACAGGACTTTGCACGGTTGGAGATGGATGAAGGTAGCGTTTTGGAAACAGTAGCGAAAGGAAAAAAATAAGATGGAATTACAAATTTTTGAAAATAAGCAATTTGGTCAAGTTCGGATGGTAGAGCTTGAAGGGCAACCCTACTTTGTGGGGAAAGATGTAGCGGATATTTTGGGATACCAAAACGGTAGTCGAGACATAAACCGTCACGTAGATGAAGAAGATCGTCAAAACTACCAAAACGGTACTTTTGGAAATAGAGGTGTTACCGTCATCAACGAGTCAGGCCTTTACTCCCTTATCCTCTCTAGCAAGCTCCCACAGGCCAAGGAGTTTAAACGCTGGGTGACGTCCGAAGTCTTGCCAACTATCCGCAAGCATGGGACTTATGTGACGGATCAGAAGGCAGTAGACATCGCCACAAACCCCAATGCCCTAGGCGAGTTTTTACAACGAATTACCGACCAAGTCAAGAGCCTGGAGCAAAAGAACGAAGCTTTGGTCATCGAGTTAGAAGAAACCAAGCCAAAGGCGGAGTATTATGATCTAATGCTAGCCAACAAAGGACTGATCAAAACCAGCGAAATCGCCAAAAACTACGGCAAGAGTGCAAGAGCCTTCAACCAGCTACTGCATAAACTCAAGGTCATCTACAAACAGGGAGATACCTGGCTTCCTTATGCCAAGTATCAAACGCATAACTACGTCCAACTAGAACCTTTCTCCTACACCAACAGCAAAGGACTCCCGGATGTCAAAATGCGGACAAAATGGACCATGAAAGGCCACGTCTTTCTTTATGAACTCCTGAAAAAGAATGAAATCCTCCCCTTGATAGAGCAGTGATAAAAGCGCCCCAGTGGTGCTTTTTTGTTAGTCAAAATGGGTGGGTGGTCGGCAAAAATAAAAGAAAGGAGGTAAGGCATGGGATGGTTGAATTTGTTTAGGCGTGAGGTGCCTGAGGCGAGTTTTGATTTTGATGACTTGGAGCGGGTCTTTGGGAATCTCTATCTGAAGAGTCTGGCGGTTGATAAGTCGGCTGAGTTTGTGGCTCGGATCTTTGCTAAGTCGGAGTTTCGGTATCTGGTTGCGGGGAAGCGTGAGTCGTCTGGTTGGGACTATGTGCTGAATGTGCGTCCTAACAAGAATGAGTCGGCATCTGAGTTTTGGCAGAAGGTGATTTATCGCTTGCTGACGAAAAATGAGGTGCTTGTCATCCAGTCTGATGATGGGCAACTTTTGGTTGCGGATAGTTTCACGAGGAAGCGCTATGCTTTTTACGATGATACTTTTGAGCTGGTGGCGGTGCGAGACTATACCTTTCAGCGGAAGTTTGCTATGAGTGATGTCATCTTTCTCCAGTACAATAACAATCGCTTGCAAGAGTATGTGAGCGATCTTTTTGCTGACTATGAGAAGTTGCATACTCGTCTGGTGGAGGCTCTGGCACGGAATAATCAAATCCGTGGGGTGCTATCTACTAAGGCTAATGGGGCTTTTGATGAGCAACGGGTTAAGAAGCTACAAAGTTATGCAGATGGCCTGTTTAAGTCCTTTACGTCTAAGACGGTGGCAATCGTACCTACCATGGATGGGGTGGACTATCAGGAGTTGACCAATACAACGGGAACGGCCAATCTGTCTGTGGAGGAGCTTAAAAAACTGCGTCGGCAGTTTGATGATGAGGTGGCGGATATCCTTGGTATCCCTACGGCGCTGATGCATGGGGATATGGCCAATCTATCTAATAGTCAAAAGATGTTTACCAGCTACTGCTATGAGTCGCTGGTCAAGAAAGTTTCAGACGGTCTCAATCATGTGCTGGTCAATCAGACAGGCTATACGAATCAGAAGCGGTTTGCCATCATAGGCGAAGGGCAACGGGACAAGTTTGCTCTTGCCGAACATATCGACAAGCTAATCTCGTCTGGTGCCATGACTCGGAATGAGGTCAGGCTGGAACTGGGGCTTGAACCTGTCCCTGGTGGGGATGAGTTTCTCATCACGAAGAACTATCAGGGAGAGAATGACATAGAGAAAGGAGGAAATGCCGATGAAGGTGATTCCGATTAAGGGGGCTATCGTATCCAACAATGACCGCTGGTTTTATGACTGGCTGGATATGGATGCGACGGCTCCTAGGGACGTTGTTTTGCCTGAGTCCGGGGAGGATGTGGAGGTTCACATCAACTCTGGGGGTGGTGACGTCTATGCTGGTAGTGAAATCTACACGGCTTTGCGTGCTTATGCTGGTCATGTGACGGTGAAAATCGTGGGTGTGGCGGCGAGTGCTGCTAGTGTTATCGCTATGGCTGGGGATGTGGTGGAAATCAGTCCTACGGCTCAACTCATGATCCACAATGTGTCTGCTGGTGTCCGTGGTGACCATCATGCCTTGCTTCATGAAGCTGGGGTGCTGGAAGGCTTTAATAAGTCTATCGCTAGTAGCTACGTGGCTAAAACAGGCATGAGTGAGGCGGACTTGCTGGCTCTGATGGATAAGGAGACGTGGTTTGATGCTAAGTCTGCGGTGGAGCATGGTTTTGCGGATAAGGTGATGTTTGAAGCAGACTCTGCACCGATGCTGGTGGCATCTAGCACGCCTGTCATCCCTCATGACTTTATCGAGAAGTTGCAGGGAGCGATGGCACCTGATGTGGATAAGCTAGTGGACTTGGTGGCAGAGCGTTTGGACAAACGAGAGTCAAGCCATCAAGCAAGAACAGAAGAAGAATCAACGACCGTAGCGACTGGCTGGGGTCGTTTTGCGTATTAGAAAGGAACTGAAAAAATGGGTTTTAAACTTGGTAATGAATATGATGTGGCACGTCAAGCATTTATGGATGCGGTGACGGCAAATGCTCCTGTGGAAGAGCAAAACAAGCTCTACAATGAGATGATCGAAAATATGACGGATCAGATGATGGCCAATGCTCGTGAGGTGGCTCGTGAGGAAATCGCTGAGATGAATCCTTATGATGCACGTTTGTCTGCTGAGGCTCGTGAGTTTTTCAACGACATCAACAAGACTGCGCCTGCTGGAATTGAGAAGCTCTTTCCGCAGGAAACGATTGACAAAATCTTTGAAGACATGGTACAGGCTCGTCCGCTTTTGCAACATGTGGGGCTTCGGAATGCTGGGATTCGCTTGAAGTTTCTCAAGTCCAGCCGTAGCGGTCAAGCTGTCTGGGGTAAAATCTACGGTGAAATCCAGGGGCAACTTCGTCAAGAGTTCAGCGAAGAAGAGGCTATCCAAAGCAAGTTGACAGCTTTTGTGGTTATCCCTAAAGATGCTGAGAAGTTTGGTCCTGCTTGGTTGCAGTCCTATGTCTCTACTCAAATCACGGAAGCCTTTGCGGCTGCGCTTGAGGCTGGTTTCTTGAACGGTGATGGGGACGATAAGCCAATCGGGCTTTCTCGTACGCTGACTGGGACGGCTGCAGGAGGTAAGACTACTTACGCTGAAAAAGAAGCTCAGACAGATAAATTGACATTTGGAGCTAAAGGGAAAACTACTGATGAAAAATCAGCAATTGTAGTAGAAGAATTGACTAAAGTGTACAAATATCACTCTACTAAGTCAGACAATAAAACACCTGTGGCCGTTGAAGGGAATGTGGTTATGGTGGTTAATCCAATGGACGCTTGGGACGTGAAGAAACAGTACACTTCGCTCAATGCTCAAGGTTTTTATGTGACTGCTATGCCTTACAATCTGGTCTTGGTTGAGTCTGTGGCGCAGACGGCTGGTAAGGTGACGACCTTTGTCAAGGGACGTTACGATGCCTTTGTGGCTGGTGGTATCGAGTTTGGACGCTTTACAGAGACTTACGCTCTTGAGGACCTCAATCTCTATACGGCTAAGCAGTTTGCCTACGGTAAGGCGCATGATGAAAAGACTGCGGCTGTTTGGACGCTTGATTTTTCTAAAAAATAAGCGGTGATCGGTCATGACTGCTGAAGTTGCTCTTCATCCGCTTCTTGAGGCTTTCAAGGAGCGGATGCGGATCTTTCATGATGGGGAGGATGCCAATCTCTCCCGTATGCTGGAAAGTTCTGATGAAGCGGTGGAGCGCTTGGTGGGGGAGAGTGACTCTAGCGACCCTCAAGTGCGGGAGCTGATACTGGAACGTGCTCGCTATGTCTATAATGACCAGGTGGAGTTTTTCTATGAGAACTTCAAGGCGGACATTTTGGCACTGGCTCTTGGAAATATGGAAATGGAGGATAGAGATGATTAAGGTATTGAAAGAATTTTATGACTTGAAAACAGGAGATTTTCACTTAGCGGAAACGACTTTTGAAGCGTCAAAGGAGCGTTTTGAGGAGCTGAATGAGATCTTGCCTGGCTTTGTAGAATGGGAAGAGTCTACGGCTAAGCCAAAGGGGAAAAAGAAAGATGAAGTAGCTGGAAAAGATGAGCTACCAATCTAGTCGTCCAAGTTTTCGGGCAAAGCGACCTGAGGCGACCAATGGTGATCTGAGAACTCCTGTGACCTTCTATACTTCTAAGGTGGCAGGGGGTGTTGATGGTCGTGATGTGAGCCATGAGAAGGTTTTTGCGACAATGGGGCAGGTCTATGCGCCTAGTCTCAAGGATATGGAAATCTCAACAGGCAAGTCTATGAAGGCCAAGATGACGGTGAAAATCCGTGATCCTCTCTTTAGCTATCAGCCGGATAATCGGCACTTTGTCGAGGTGACGGATAGGCGGCTGGCTGGCAAGAAATGGCAAATCATCGATGTCCGTCCGGACTATGATAATCGGGACTTTCTCATCGTTGTTATCGGGGGTGGTCGTGATGTCTAGTGGTGCGACATTGAAAGGGTTTGACGATGTTCTCCGCAACATGGAGGCTAAGCTGGGGGATGCTAAGGTTCGCCGAGTGGCCAATCGGGCTCTGAAAGGAGCAGCAGAGGAAATGCTGGAAGACTTCAAAGGAGCTTTGGAAGTCTTCAAAGATACTGGCGAAACTATCGAAAGTGCGACTGTTGGTCGTGTCACGGGTGCGATGGACGGTGTCCCGACTGTCAAATTGGGGTTTGGTGCTGGGTCTCGCTGGCGACTTGTCCACTTGAACGAGCTGGGCTATGCGAAAAATCGTAGTCCCCGTGGTTTCGGGGTTATCCGTCGTTTTTCTGAGGCGAATGCTCAGAAGTTCAAATACCGTGTGGCAAGTCGTTTGAAAGTGAAGGGCTTTAAATGATCAAAGACAAGTTAAGTGAACTCTACGATGCCTTGCAGAGAGATGAGGTGCTGGCTGCTATCTCTATCAAGTCCTTTGAGCGTCCTGAGACGCTGGCTTATGATGAGACCAGTATCGTTATCATCCCTCTGGGTCCACCTATCCAGACGGCTCATGGTAGCAATACGAGCCTTGCCAAGGTCTTTCTCTATCAGGTCAATGTAGAGTCTGTCAGCCGTGTGGAGTGTAAGGAACTTCAACGGAGGATAGAAAAAATAATGGAAGAACAGGAGTTCTATCAGACGGCTGGTGGGCTGGATGAGTGGATTCCTGACATCAAACGCTATGCAGATGCGAGGACCTATCGGGGTGTGAGCAGGCTGTATGAAGAATATTAGAAAGAAGAGGTGCTATAAATGGCATTAGTTGGTTTTAAACGTATGACGATTCGGATCCTTGATGGAGCTGCAACTCCTACACTGGGTACGAATCTGTTTGTCATAGAAGGTCAGGCGAACAAGGGGGCTACTCGTACTGCCAAAATCTCAGGACTTGCGAGCGACCCTGTCAAGACTTATGGAAGTAACATCGCTTATCATGTATCTAGTCGTGGGGTGGGTGATGTGAAGATGGAGACGACTGCGGTAGATATCCCTATCGAGGTCATCACGAAAATCCTTGGGCACCAAGTGACTGATGATATCATCGGTATTGGCGCAAACACTCAGGCTCCTTACTGCTCTGTTATGCTTGAGTCTGCGACTCCTGCTGGTGTGATGGCAAGTATCGGCTTTTTCAAGGGGCAGTTTTCTATGGATGCAGAAGAGCTTGAAACGCTTAAAGACAAGCAAGAAGAGCTTCCTGATGACAGTTTGAGTTTTGCTGCGGTCGCAAGTGATGATAAAGTGACTGAGGATCTTTACGTTATCAAATACTTTGGTAAGGATGAGGAGAAACTCAAGAAATTTAAAGGGCAGCTGAAAATGGTTACTGCTGGGTAAGTAGTGGGGTGCAAGCCCCTTCCTATCTCGTCTTTTCGTTTATCTTTTACTACGTTGTTAACTCGCCTTGCCGTACTCCAGTACTGTCTTCGGCTCGTTGTCTAGTATTAAAAGTAAACGAAAAGACTTTATCATTTTTAGAAAGGACATATAATGGCTAAGGTACAATTTACAATCAAGAACGAAAAGGGCGAGGACGTCCTCAAAACCAGTAAGGAAATCACGACATCAGACTATCGTGACTACCTGGTCATGAATGATGCACTGTCAAAAGACTTGTCCGAAGTGGAAAAGCTGGATAAGCAGTTGAACTTTATCGCTGGTCTTTTTGAAGATGTGACAGTGGATCAGTTGCTAGAATATACTGACTTTGCCCGTATCATCGAAATTTTCACGGATATCTATGCTCATCTAGTGGGTGATGTGGACCCAAAGGGGAAAAGCTAGAGTCTGGTGAGGCTTTGCGGAAGTTCTACGGCTTTGTCAAGCAGGTCACGGAGGGGTCTTATGGTCTTAGTATCCGTGATGTGATGGAGACTAGCTGGGAGGACTTGACGGGTGTTCTAGGGACTGATGAGAACGCTGAGAAAGAGGAAGTTATGGACTTGGCAGATTTTTTGGGAATGATATAGTTTTTCTTGATTTTGTAGCTACATAGTTGTATAATATAAATGAAAGGATGTAGCTACATGGGTAAGCAATTTGTTATCCGAGCAAGAGTTGATG